TGACAAAGTTACCATCCTCAGTGCAGGGTTCCCTTGCCAACCATTCAGTAGTGCAGGAAAACGACAAGCAACAGAAGACCCACGACACTTGTGGCCTTGGATCGCAGATGGAGTTACCGCTATGCGACCACGATATGTCCTCTTTGAAAATGTCGAAGGAATCATCTCAGCTAAAACAGCAGACGGAGAATCGGTACTTAAATATGTCCTCGGAGACTTGGAAGAAAGAGGTTACTCGTGTACGTGGGGAGTATTCAGCGCGTCTGAAACAGGCGCTCCACACCAACGGAAACGAGTGTTCATCCTTGGGAAGTTATCCGACACCGCAAGCCAGCGAAGAGAAGTACAGGATAGGCGGGAACACACAAGCGAGCAAGTGTTTGACGGCTATGGCTCGTCGGGGGGAGCTGGACAATTGGCCTACACCAAGGGAAACGATGAGCAGAGATGCGACATACGACAGAGGGAAGTGCAATCTAGGGGAAGTGGTACACAACCCGAAGAATTGGGCAACACCTCAAGCGAGCGATCATGTGGAGGGTGCGAGGACAGCGACAGAATCAAATCAGAAATGCTTGGGTCGGGACTTGGCAAGACTAGATGGCCCTCAAGACCCGGTCAGCAACAGTACGAGTGGGAAGAACCAAGGGTTGTGGCCGACTCCAAGGAGCGCGATGACAGGAGACGCAACGCCCGAACGATTGAACGACAAAGAGAGGAATATGGAGAAAGTGGTCGCACAAACAGGGCAGACGGGCAAGCTCAATCCGAATTGGGTGGAGCAGCTAATGGGCTTACCCATCGGGTGGACAGACTTAGGCTCTTGGGTAACGGAGTAGTACCAGACACCTGTGAGTTAGCATTCAAAACATTAATACAACAATTATGAACAAGAGTGTTTTGCGAGCTTGTGAGAAAACACGATGTGAGGAGGAACGACGAACATGAATGAAGAGATAGTATTACCAGCGTTGAGTAAGTCTTTGATAGAAAAGCTTGACAAACTATTCCCAGATAAATGTCCCCTCTTGACAGACTCTGATAGAGATATATGGTATAAGGTAGGACAAAGAAGTGTAATTAATTATTTACAACAGACTTACGACGAACAGTTACAAGACAATATCATCACCAAAGATTTAGAATAGCTATGTGTTTCTCACAACCTAAGATGCCTCCACCACCGCCTCCTCCACCAGCTCCACCACCACCGCCATTACCTACGGCAGAACGAGCTGTTACTAAGAGGGCTACTCAACCTACTAAGCGTCGTCGTGGTACACAGCAATTAACAGCAGCTACTCGTCGTCCTACACTTAGCATGGGTGGTGGTAACGGTGGAACCGGAGTACAGCTTTCACAATAATATAAATAGTTATGAGAAGTTTAAGTAAGAAAGTATTATTACAAGACGGTGAGAGTGGAGCTACTCTACCAGGCACTGAGTTTCAAGTGGAACGAGCAAAAGGTTGGACCTTTGTATTTACTACATCCCAAGCTGGGACTGCTAGTTTAGATGTCGAGGCTTATCTTGGAAATGCTTGGCACGTTGTACACTCACAATCATTAAGTTCAGTGGGATCAGTGATGGTACGAGATGACCACGGACACTACGAGAAGATCAGAATCAACGGATCAATTACAGGAGGTACTCACACTGTAGTAGCTAACGGAACTGTTGACTCACTATAATGTCCATTGAGTTCACATCAGGATTTGAAAAACCCAGCGGTGTCATCGCATTCCCTGGTAACTTTATACGACCAGCTTTTGAAAAGCTCTACGGATTTGACGCACCACAAGATGATGTCATTGACGGAGCAATTCTTACAGAAGCAAGTGAACCATTGACAACAGAACTAAACGAAATATTATTATTTGAACCCGCTTAATACTCATGGCTAATAAAAAAATTACAGAGCTTACCGAGCTGACGACACCAGCAGGTGCCGATCTATTCGCTATTGTTGACGACACCGATACCACAACAAAGAAAGTAACCGTAGCAAACTTAATGACCCAAGCTCCCGTTCAGACGGCAGACATCAGTGGGTTCGCTTCACAAACTTCTTTAAGCACTCACGAAGGATTAACTCAAGCCCACGGTATCTCATCATTCGGTGCTACTCTCGTAGATGATGCAGACGCATCCACCGCTCGTACTACACTTGGTTTAGGAACAGCAGCTACTCAGGACACAGGAACAAGTCCTAACAATGTAGTACAGTTAGATGGTACTGCTAAACTACCTGCGGTAGACGGATCGCAACTTACAGGGATTGATACAGATGTAGAAGGTACTGCTGTATTATCGACCGGAGAAACTGGAGGCACTAAGTTCTTAAGGGAAGATGGAAACGGTACTTGTTCTTGGCAATTACCTACAGCAGATGTAGATGGACCACTAACAATCGCACTTCGAGGAACAGCTAATCCACACATCGGAGCTTATCCTGAGCAATCCTTTAAAGTGATGGACAATCCATCTAAGTCGGCAATGGTTATTGCGGATGCGGACGGTAACATTACCTACCTTTTAAAAGACTCAAGTGCTGAAGTAAAAGTTGCTAAAGCTAATGGTACTCCTGTTCGTTTTGCACTCGCCTCTGACCTTCCCGCATTCGTACTAGAAAATGATTCAGGCGAGCCTGACATTGAAGTTACTGACTCTGCAACAGGGGAGAAAATCTCAGTCATTAGTGGTGACTCGGACACTAAAGGAGGGAACGGTCTACCAATCAGACAAGGCTACAATCTTCCCGACATCGGGGCAAATCCAGCACCAATCTTAATCTCAGGCGGTTCTATCGCTTAACCCAACTTAACTAAAAAAATATCATGGCAACAGTATACATTAAACCAGGCACAGGAACAGGCACAGGAACGCTCGCTGATCCTTATTTCCAAAGTCAAATAGCGACAGCAGAATCAGCAGCTGGAACTGATGGAACAGTGTTATTTACGGATGGTGAGTACTCTAATATCGTTTTCGATGCGGGTATAAAGTATGAATCAGTTAATCCACAAGGAGCAATTTTCGGTGACGATACAGCGACAAGTATAACTTTGTTCACTGTAGGTAATACTTCTAATAATTCTTCATTAGCATGGTCAATTAAGGGTTTTAAGTTTTTTAATATTCGTTTTAGAACAAATAAAAACCAAGCTGGAACAAGTAATATCTTTTCAAATAATACTGTAATTACTACATCCACAGTGACAGCAAACTTCGGTAGTGTAGGTATGTTTGATGGTTATAACGCAGGAGCTGGAGATGTAGAATTTCACAACAACTCCATTTTATACCGCTCAGTAAGTGGTGATTCAGTTGTATCAAGGTATATAAATACCTACGATATTCAAAACTGCACTTTTGTTTTTCTGTTTGCTGATTCCACAACAAGAACATTGACAGGTGGCTTACCTAGTGGAATGAAGAATTGTATATTCTCCTCTGATGATGTTTCTGCATTTCCGTCTGGGTTAAGTTTAAATACTAAAGCAACCTATAGCTGTTTCCATAATTGTAATACTGATAATACAGCAAGCGGAACCAACATAAATGGTGACCCTCTTTTTGTAGCTACAACAACAGGCGACCTACGCCTCCGCCCCGCCTCTCCTTGTATCGGTGCTGGAACCGCAAGCTAAGTAGTCATGGCTTACAATAAGTTACATAAGAAGGATTTCGTCATCGCTATTAAGACTGGCGATACGGCAGGGGACGAAGATAAGTTTAAGAAGGAAGCAACGAAAGGAGAGCTGTTCTTTAACACCTCCGACAATAAGTTATACATTGCTATTACTTCTGCTGGTTCTTCTGACGCTACCTTATACGAGACTGCTGCGTTTACTCTTACCACCTAATAATGCACGAAACAGCCCAAGGGCTATACCATTCGTTGGAGAACCAGCGGTGGTCATTCTTAGACAGAGGTCGTACATCTTCTGAGCTTACACTTCCTTATGTCTTACCGCCTGACGGTCACAACTACGCTACTAAATACTACACACCGTACCAAGGTATCGGAGCTAGAGGCGTACTGAATCTTAGTAGTAAGTTATTGTTAGCACTGTTACCACCTAACGCTCCCTTCTTTCGTCTTGTTATAGATAGATATGAACTGGACAAAGCAAAGCAGGAGTTAGGACCAGAGGGTGGTGAGCAGTTACGCACAGACTTAGAGAAAGCATTAGCTGATGTAGAGCGTAGTGTATCACAGGAAGTAGAAGTACAGAACTTCAGGAACGGTATCTTCCAAGCACTAAAGAACTTACTTATCACAGGTAACAGTTTGTTGTACTTACCAGATGAAGGTGGTATGCGTGTGTTCAAGCTTGATCGTTATGTA